CGCAAACTGGTCATCGTCTTGGTTAGGCGTTGATGTGATAATACACTTACCACCTGTTGCTAGTGTTGGCGATAGTGAAGTCCAGAATTCACGAGCTATGTTAGGTCTAACAAACGCAAACTCATCCAAGTACGCTAGTGAGATAGACATACCACGACCAGTGTTGTCTGTTGTTGCTTGTGCTACAATACGACTACCATTATCAAACTCTATACTACCCTTGTTATATGACACCGCGCCAGCACGAAGATAATCTGGCAATGTTTCATACGCAAAACGAATACGAGACATGATTTCTTGTGCGCCCGAATACTTGTGGGCAGCGATAAGAATCGTTTGGTCAGGCACATACATGGAGTACCACAATAGATATGCGGCAGCGGCTGTTGATTTACCCATTTGCCGTGATATCAATGCGATACTATAACGATAATCGTGATATGCGTCAAGTAGCTCTTCCTGATACGGGAATAATTCAAATCGCATACGACCTTTTGTAGGGTGCTGAATCCAACAATGATTTCTTATGAAGTATTTTGGGTCAGCCGCACAACGAGCCATTTCCAACAATTGCTCTTGTGTATATGTTTCTTTTTTATAAGGAGTTTTTACAAGACTGGTATCTGCTGTACTCATTATAAATCCTCTGGTCTTAACACATCAAGAATAATACTGTAACGATTGCCATTATATTTTTCGTTTTCTTTTTCTGTATATACGCCATGCTCGGTGGGTATAAATCCGTGGTCGGATTCATATGCCCCCCACATCCATACAGCATTTGCTGGGTCAGCGAATTCTTTCACATACTGATATTCACCAGTATTAGGATTAATTACATAAAAGTTATCTGCTTCAGATTCTCCGAGATGTAGACCTCCATAGTTTTCATCACAATGCGGCCTTGCCCATATAGCGTTGTTAAATCGTTGTTGTTTGAAATTCTCGGAATCCACGAAAGCAAACGGTGTTCTATACTCTATGACAACCATGTTATATTGTGTAGAATCAAACTCACTTTTGTTATATTTGTTCCAAAATTCTTCGGCTATTGCCACGGCTTTTTTTCGTAATTCTATAAAGAATTCAAACTCAGGAATAGTATCTCCTTCAGCGGAATACTCTTCGTATATACGCATAAACTTATCGTTAATATTTACTTTTCTTCGTTCTGTGTAAAAAGAGTCAAATCTATTCCAATGATTTTGTGCCAATAATTCATCGCTCATTTCGCTAACAATTTCATCTAATTTTTGCCACGTTGTTACTTCTCTGTATGAATTGCCCATAAATGCGATATCACATGTTACAGGAAATACACTCATATATTTTTCAAAGAAAAACCATTTAGACAATCTATCATTCAATGTATCACGCGGATGCTCATTGGTGTTTAGCGTATAAAAATGGGGCGAAATATCGCTGTCTATTTTTTCAAACATTGAATTTGCCATATCAAATTTATCGGCAAATTCAGCCAACGCAGGTTCATGGACAACAGTAATATTGGTGTCTTGGTTTATTTGTTTAAGGGTGTCTGTTTCTGGTACGTTCATTTAACACAATCTCCCGAATGCCCACATACGTTCCCTACACCACCAACATTCTCCGCAATGTGTTATACCATCACTGCCTTTATCGGCGGGCAATTCACAACTTCTAGTGTAAGGGAATAATTCATCTAAAATTTGATAGCTTTCATATAAATATTTTATCATTCGTTTATCGCAATTAAAGAATGGTCTGCGTCTTGTAAATCCAGATTCATAAATTTCATCTTCTATTTTTATTTTATCCGGATCTCGTGCTTCAAATCTGCCTTCTAACAAATCTTCTATTTCCAAGGGAGGATTCTGATTAACAGCATTTAGAAAGTAAGTTGCTATATTCTTATCAAAATAGTCATTCTCTATTTGTGAAATTTCTTCTCGCCGCTGGTCATCCCTATAAAAGATTGTATGCGATTTTATCATCATGGTGTTTGTCATATGTAATATTTTATCAACTACTTTATTTGCCCATGCGCCGTGATACCATCCTTTTATTGGATTAGCTATTGTTATAAAATTAATTTCTGCTTCTGGTATATATTTTTCACAATAATCAACGACCATATATGCCAATATAGCACTATCTGCGCCACCGCTTAAATTACAACATATTTTAGTATGAGGCGAAGGAATACAAAATGTTACTATCTGTCCAACTGAATCTGTGAATTCTAATATAGGTCTATTCATAATCTTATTTAGTAGGCAATAAAAAGCCCACTTTATGAAGTCACGGTAGCGAATCGTGGTTCAACAGTGTGGGCAAAACTGACACGCTTAGGATGAATAACGGCAAAGCCGGTAACTATAACGGTCCTAAAGCAAGTGTTCTTTTATAGACCCGAAAGTCTTTTTAGGCGTTCAATGTCAGAAGATTCGTCCATCTTTTTATCATTAGCGGCCTTTTTTTCTCCTCTGGACTTGTAATCAGCATACTTGCCACTGCCATCACAATCATCACAAATCTCTTTTTCATCACCACGGCGTTCAAATCCAGTGCCTTTACAGCTTGGACACTTGCCGTCTTCTTCAGATTCGTTAATCTCTTCTTCAGATTCAACTACTTCACCTTTGTATGCTTTGTATGCTTCCATCAGTGATTCGCCTGTGTGGCTTTCATTAACGCTAACTTTCATATCTTGAGCATCAAGGTATTTCTTAAGTGATAGATTTACTGATTGTGCGAAATCATAAGCATCGCCGTGAGCAGTTGGCTCAACTTCACCAACACCTTCCGGAGTGTTAGCCCACTCTTCAAGTTTCTGTGTAATAGTGTCTTCTGACAGACCAGCATTACGCATCATATTTACTAGTTGTGTTGTATCCATTGTTGGCGCTTCAGTGATTTTTTCTTCACCAAACATATCTGCTTGTGAACCACCGCCATTGATGATATCAGCAATGTTATCGTCAAATTCTTGTTGGTCTTCAGATGCCCATATACGTTTCCATATAGAGGATTTTGTTTTTTCGTCAACAGAATCAATCTTAGCGTTTAGTGCTTCTGCTTGCTCATCAGTCATTGTTACTTCTTCTTTGTCATCGTATGATGCCGAGCCAACAGCGTATATGCCTGAAGAGAAATGCCAACGAGGTTTTTCTGGCGCATAACGTGGGTCATCAGGACCGAAATCTGATTCAACTGACTCATCCAAATCTCCTAGAATCATGTCTAGTTTTTCTGGAGTAAGGAACGGATATTTGTCTAGGACAAACTGATAAGGGTCAGCGTCACCAGTTGCTTCCATTTCTTTGTAATCAGAATAGATTTCCATGTTAGATGGGCGTCTATCATCTTTTGGAGCGCGTTTCATGAACTCTTCTGGTGATAGGATTGCTTCGTTAGTTTTAGTGGCAATGTATTTTAAATCCGACACCAAGTCATGGTAGATATCTTCAATAGCACTAACTTCGCCGCCATCTTGGTCAGCAAAATCAGCAAGAATCATTTCAGCCGCGCCAGTGAAGTCGCCTCTACTGAAAGCCTCGTATGCTTGTATTACTGTTTCATCACGAACATCGCCATATGCGCCTGCTTCTTCAGCACTGCTAATAGCATCTCTAATCACATCATTGAATTCACCCATAATGTTACTTGCTTCTGTTACTTCTTGTTCTGTGAATGCTACTGGCTCGGCAGTGTGTTTATGAGCATCAATACCAGCAGTAGACTTTAGACCCCATTTTTCAGCAGCTTTTTTAGCCGCGGCATATGAGCTATCTGCTTCTACTTCTGTTTTACCTTTTTTTGCGTGGACACACGTATATGTGCCTTCGTTAACTTGCGTGTTACCTAGTCCCGCAAGTGTTTTAAGTCTACTTAATGTATCCATTATTCTTTTTCCTTGTCTTTGCGTAGTTTTAGCAACTCTTGTACAAACTTAGTATTGTATTTGTCGCCGTAGTAGTCTTCAGCATTTACTTTTTCTGCTTCGCTATATTTGTCATCAGCCAACAGACTCGTTGCTTCGTCTTCGCCTGCCAACGATTCTTGTTCTTGTTTTTCTAGTGGTTCCATATCTGAACGCACTTTCATAAAACCATCAGAAATGCCGATTAGATTCTGAATTTCAGTTTGAATCTGGTAAGCACTTGCTGGAATAGTTGTTGTAAATTCCGCAACATAGATTTCATAACCACGTAATTGTGGGAAATCATATGGCGTAGATTGTAGCATTAGTTTTTTTGGAGCAGAGAATTTCTGAACATCATACTTCACAAGGTGGCGCTCAATACGGTCCAACTCCTCGTTTGTTAGTTCTTTCGCCAACTTAATGCGATATTGATAGGTCTGCTTACTTTCTGCCAAATACTGTTTGAACGATTTCATTAAATATCTCCGGAAATATTATATAGTAGTATTTATTACTTCTTGTTCATTTGGCTCATGATTTCAGCCAGCATAGTCGCTCGGTCACCAACAATTCTGCCTTCAATTGTCTCAGCACGGTCTTCATTCTTGGCTTCTTCTTTTTGTTTCTGAAACTCAAACTTGGCTTGCTCTAGCTCAAGTTTAGCTTGCTTTTGTTGTAAGTCAAGCATTTTAAGTTTCTTGTCCATCTTTGCTTGTTTAGCTTGTAGTGCCGCTGTTAGCATTTTACTTGCTGAATCAAAGATAGGAGCGGCATGTCTGTCTTCTACATTATGACCTAGGTCAATTAAATCTTTGAATGAACCCATTGCTTGTGCGGCATATTCGTCCATTTCCCGTTCAAGTTGCTCAAAGCCAGTGACGACTGGCATAGCGGCATCGGCTCGTTGTGCGACATTCATTTGACCTTCATATTCTTGTATTTGGTGTTTTATTTCGTCCAAGGACAATTCTTCTTCTGATTCGTCATCAGCCTCAAAGTCCATATCAATGTCTTCAATTGGTGGTAGATTGAATGTTTCTTCTAATTTTCTATTACTCATTATCGTTTTCTCTTCTTAGAACCTGAAGGTTTATTAAAGATTTCGTGTTCTGTAATAACTCTAAATCCAATGCCTTGTTGCTTACACCATGCTCTTGCCGCAGTCCATTTCGCATGATTCACTACTGCCGCGGCTTTATCTGCCTGACTTCGTGCTTCACCTAATGTTTGCTTGCTTGGTTTTATTTCTATCATTTCGGCATGCTTTTTGCCATCTCTATCATTATATACCACTAGTATATCAGGAACATATGTTGTTTGTTTGCCTGTCAGTGGATTTTTGTATGGTATTCTATGTGTTTCACTGCCCCATCCTAATACAGATGGGTGATTATCAAACATTCTGAATACAGCTAGTTCCCATCCACTGCGATACCTAGGCAAGCCTTTGCCTAAGTATTTGCCTGGATTGTTTGGTTCGTATTGTCCTTGTTGAAACTTAGCCATAAGTTATTCCTAATTAGTGGAAGACGGCTTGTTGCTATATACTTCTTTATAGTTAGCAGGTATGTCATCGGCATATAAACGAGACATTGATTCGCCAGCCACGGTCTTAGCTCCAAGAACATTTGCTTCTGCATTATTGCCTAGATATATGAATTTTTTACCTGTACCCAATTCTGTTTGAACGGTCTTTCCGAACGGCAATGCTGTTTGTCTGCCAAAGTACAATGCGGTTGCTACTCTGCCTAACTTTACTTCATCCGATTCAGGTACTGGAGTCGGCAAGAATGATGGCGTTGGACTGCCGGATTCAGTAACAGGATATGGTTGACTCGGACTCTGCGCATACATCGGAGTCGGGCTACCAGATTCAGTAACAGGATATCTATCTCTAGGACCTTGTGCCCACATTGGTGTAGGATTTCCAGATTCGGTGACAGGATATGCTTCATCTCTATCTAGATATTGTTTATCTAAAGGAGTTGGACTGCCTGAATCTGTAAGGTCTGGAGGTGAGCCAATAGAATAACCTTCATACATAAAGGTTATTCTATATTGCATCGTTTGATTATCATCATACGATAATGGGTCTGCTTCTAAAGACTGGATGAACGGATTATGTATGACTGTGATTATAGTGTCTTTAGGACTAGATACCCGTTCAATAACTATTTTTTTAATAAAGTTTCTATCTTTGGGAGCCGAATAGCCAGTCAATGAGCTATTATCGCCATAAATTGAGTTTCCAAAAGCAAATCTCTCACCTATGTTGATATCATTGATATACTTTGCGTCATCGCCATACATTACACCATTATAATAGTGTTGATGATACGCTAACAAAAAGTCTTCAAGGGCGCCATCTCTGGTGTCATATGCCGACAAAACTACAGGATTGTATTCCACTCCTGTTTGAATCACACGCTTTTTATTATATTGATTAAGCGTTGACATTTTGGCGGCATGAGTAGGCAATGTAATACCAGATATTCTGAACGCAGGTTTAGAACCACTATCTGCTGACCAAGTACTAATGAATTTTTCTTCACCGTTTGGCCCCATGTAGTGGATACTCACATTGAACTGAAATCTAAATCTAGGTATTAGCGACTGAATTTCTTTACTAGGAACATTTTTTTGTCCATAGATTTCAGCCGCCAGGTCGCCTAACTTTTTAAGACCCATTTAATGCCTCTAATAAACTTAGTTTTTAGTAGAAGCCAAAAGTCCGTCGCCGAAACGGCCAGATGCTTTACCAGATAGAGCATCTTCGCTTTGATTGGCACCGTTAACAATAACATGTGCAGCGTTATCGTAACGAACAGTAATAGTTACCTGTACCATTTCCGAACCAGATGCGTAGTTTAGCTCACCGTATTGAATATTAGTGATAAAACAACCAGCAAGGTCCCAGCGGTCTAGCTCAGCTTCAGTACCATTATCTTCATTTGAACCGTCTAATGTAGCAATAGACAAGTTAAATTTGTATTGTGCACCTGTAAATGCCGAAGATTGTTCATTGTGGTCAACTTGAAGGTTCATTTGCTCGCCTAATTGACGAATAACGTTAGAATCAACATCGTCACGAAGGACAAGTGTAATTGGTTCCCAGTTGTGTTTACCTGCTAGATAAATTCTTGAGTTGTATGCATCTACTGTGATTTCTTCATGCGTCAACGAAGGACGACCAACGCTAATCACGTTGCGTGTTACACGAGTTGAAGATGTATTGCCGCCTAGACCATTAAAGTCTACACGGAAACGGTATGCCAATTTAGGCATTAGTGTTGCACCGCTTTCTGTATCAGTAGGTACATTGAAGTTATTAATTGTAACAGCCATTTTATTCTCCTATAAAGACATTACTATATATTGTATTTATACAAAACACTCATAAAAAAAGCGGACATTTAGTCCGCTTTGTATTGTTGACTTGAATATAGTCTATTATAGCTCGCCAGTATTAACCAGACGAATTGGTATGTAGATGAATTCAGCCGCTTTAGTAGGCTCAATTGCTACATCTATCCATAGCTCATTAGCATCTATACGCGCAGGTGTGTTATTTGATTCATCACACACTGTCAAGTAATCATATACCGCACGAAGCGCCATCATATTACCCATAAAGCCATCAAATGTAGCTTTTGCGTTGACACGAGTGTTTTTGTCGTTAGGCTCAAACAAGTATGGACGAGCAATAACAGCAAAACGCTCACGCAAGTAACAAGTTAGTCGTGCTACGTTGACACGGTCTAGCGCCGAAGCTACTGGATTCAATGTCTTCTGACCAAAAACAACGATACCGTCAGCAACAAAACGTGCGATTGGGTTTAGTTTGTTTTCGTACATAGCGTCACGATAACCTTGGTTAAGTGCTACTGCTACAAACTCACCTTCGTCATTCACATAACCAACGTTAGATGCGTTTTGAACAACACCACGAGTTAGACCTGCTGGAGCGAACCATTGGTAACTAACATTGTCGTTGTAAGCGTATGTGTATAGTACAGAGTGAGACGCTGGAGCAACTACTGAATCACCAGTTGATGGGTTAGTAGTTAGAACACTTGGGTAGTAAGCCGCTGTGTAAGT